GAGAGCAGGCAAACTAGACCTGCGCTCAAACTCAACCCGAGTTCTTAGGCTCGAGGAGCGATCCCCCGTGCGGTTTGGCGGCACGGCGCCTTTAGGATAATTCCTGAAGGAAGGCTGTGTTAACATCCTTCTGTTTGTTTCTAAGAAAACGAACATAAGCAGATAATTGCGCGGTCGCTTTCTTGTTGACTCTCCGAGATATTACTCGGCTTAGGCTTGACACGGCGGTTACCTTAATCGAATGGAGAAATCCAAACGAAGGGCCTCCCGGACTGATAGTTCTAAGTCCTTGTACCTCTTCCTCCCATGTGGTAATTTCGTTAATTATCACCCAAGAGGCAGGGAATTTCGCAGGGTCAATAGGTAGAGCTGATTCGTCATCAGTATCCACAAAGTCAGGAGGGAGAAGGTTTATGATCTCTTCTACACCTTTCGCTAATATTTGGTCAGAGATGACCTCATATTCGCGCATGGCACTTTGTAGCAGTGAGCGATAGTATCCTATGGTTCCTAATCTCATGAATTCAGCCAGGTCTGCTTTGAGGGCAGACACTGTATCTGAACAATGGATAGGACGGCGCAAACTCTTGAACATGTGGAGTAAACCCCATATGTACTCGGGTGCGTCTTCCGAATAAGAACCTAGGCAATGTATCGCCTCGAGATCCTTCGCATTCCTTTGGGAAGATCGTTTGATCTTTCCGCAGGATGCCTGGAAATCGGCTACCAGACGGGGAACGCAGAATGGACTAACTTCAAAGTCCCTTTCTCTAGAGACGAGTGTACAGCTCCACAGGGCGGAAACATCCTGTAGAGACTCGTGCACTGCTGCTAGGGGGTAAGCTGTAAATTCTTTGTCTTTGCTGAAGATTCTCTTCGCAAATTCAAAGGAGTCTAACGACACGAGGCTTTTGGGTTCGCTTATCGCGACTCCGAGGCCTTGCATTACAGCCCTGTACTTCTCGGCTACTACATTATGAGCAATGACAATGTCATCACCCAATATAGCGTAATCCCGAAATTCCCCCGGGCGAAATCCGGCTAGGTGGGAGGAATACGCAACGGTGACGTGATGGCATAGTGCGAATGTACTCCAGGAGCTATATGCTCCCATGGGTTGCCCGGCCGAGTAGTGATACTCGGCCCGGTCCCAGCTGGACGT